CGGCGCGGTCGACGTCCGCAACGTGTTCGGCCAGCTCCCGCCCCGCTACCGGCCGAACGCTTCGTGGATGTCGTCGATCGACGTCCAGAACGAGGTGCGCGGGTTCGACACGACCGGCGGTCTGTCCAACCAGACCGTCGACCTGACGGCCCCGTACAGCTTCGCGCTGCTCGGCAAGCCCTACTACGAGAACTCCGGCTTCCCCACCTTCACGGGCACGACTGGGGCCTCGAACATCCTCGTGGTCGGCGATTTCCGGAACTACGTGATCTTCGATCGTGTCGGTTCCCGGATCGAGCTCGTGCCGCATCTGCTGGGTTCGAACCGCCTGCCCAACGGCAAGCGTGGCCTCGTGTTCTGGTGGCGAGTGGGAGCTGACAGCGTGAATGACGCAGGTTTCAGGCTTTTGTTGAACGCCTAGTGAATGGCTAGACACGCCACGCATAATGGGTTAGGGTTGGGGGTATGAGTGATTCCCCCAACCCCGCCCAGCGTGTCTGTGTCGAATGCGGTTCGCCGTTTCAGCCGAGGCATGTCAAAGGTCAGCCACCGAAGACGTGCTCAGAAGAATGCAAGCGACGCAGGCGTGCTCGCCAGTTCAAGCGCACGGATCAGACAAAGCCCAGTCGAGTACGCCTCCGAGCAGAGATCGAACGCAAACGGGCTTCTTACGTTTGCGTTGAATGTGGACGCACGTTTGAAGTAGGTGGCGCTGGTCGCTGGGCCTACTGTGGTCCGGACTGTCGTCGTGCCGGAGAGCGCCGGCTCCAGGCCGAGGCAAGCAAGCGTTGGGCTGACAAGGTCACCGCTTCTGGATCTCGATGCGCTGTAGATGGTTGTAGCAAGCCACCCAAGGGCGCTCACGGGCTGTGCTCCATGCACTACTTCCGACTGCGCACCACCGGCGATGTTGGGTCAGCCGCTCCTTATCGCACGATTGGTGTTCGGAACAACTGGGTGAATGGCGCTGGCTACGTGATTCATGGCGAATCCGGACGCCTCGAGCATCGCATCGTGATGGAGCGGAACCTCGGCCGGCGGCTGGAGCCGAATGAGAACGTTCACCACGTCAATGGTCGTCGTGATGACAATCGTCCCGAGAACCTCGAACTGTGGCTGACGTCGCAGCCGTCAGGCCAACGCGTGCGTGACCTCGTGGACTGGGTCGTCACGCACTACCCCGATTTAGTCGTGTCCGCTCAGCGCCGGCTCGACCTCTGATCTCCCCCCTTCCGTCTCCGGGCGGTGGCGGCTGGGGGGAGAACCGCCCTACCAACCGCCCAGGAGGCAGTCATGGCAAAGACCAGGGTCAAGTTCGCGAGCTACACCGCGTCGGTGCGTGAGGCGGGCTCGAAGTATCCGACGTCCGTGCAGAAGGGGACGGCGTGGCACGCCGACCATCCGCTCGTGCTCGCGCACCCGGACATGTTCGCCGACGATCCGCCGGAGGTGCTGCCTCGCGGTTGGAAGCCGGAGAAGGTTGTTGAGCCGGTGGTGGAGCAGGCGACGGCCGCACCGGGCGAGAAGCGTGGCGCCCGCCCGACGAATGGCTGAGGCCAAGGTTGACCGCGGTTCGGTCCGGTTCTGCTCACTCGTTGACGACGAACACGGATTCACCGCCTCGTTCATGCGGTCGTTCCTGCCGACTCTTGCGCTCGACCTCGGTGGCGAGCAGAGGATCTGGCGGGGTGGGTACGCCTTCCAGCAGTGCACGTCCGCCGGTGTCGTCGAGGGCCGCAATCAGGCGACGAAGGAGTTCCTCCACAACTCGGACGCCGAGTGGTTGTGGTTCGTCGACTCCGACATGGGTTGGGACCCGGACGCGCTCGAGAAGCTGATGTCGGTCGCCGACAAGGACGAGCGTCCGATCGTCGGTGGTCTGTGCTTCGGGTTCGGTCCGATCAGCGACCGGATCGATCACGCTCAGGCGGTTGTCAAGAAGCCGTTCCCGACGATCCTCGACTTCGCTGAATCCGAGGATGACTTCGCGTACCGGCCGCGTTGGGGCTATCTGCCGAACGTGCCGCAGCGTTGCGACGCGACGGGTGCGGCGATGCTGCTGATTCACCGTTCGGCGCTCGAGCGGATGGAGGCCGAGTCGCACGGCGCCTGGTTCGATCGGATCAAACATCCGAAGGCGAAGTCGATGTGGGGTGAGGACACGTCGTTCTGCGCCAGGGCGAAGTTGCTCGGCATTCCGGTGTGGGTTCATGCCGGGGTGCGGACCTCGCATTCGAAGGTGGTGTTCGTCACTGAGACGCAGTACATGGCCGAGATCATGGCCCCGCCCGCCACGGATCGTGTCGATGTCCTCGTGCCTGTGTTGAACCGCCCGCAGAACGCTGAGCCGTTCATGCGGTCGTTGAGGGCGTCGACCGGTCTGGCGTCGGTGTCGGTGGCGACGAACAACGAGACGGACCGCGACGCATGGCTCGACGCCGGCGCCCATCGGGTGATCATGACCGAGGACCGGACGACGTTCGCGCAGAAGATCAACGACCTCGCTGTGCTCGGCGATTCACCGTGGGTGTTCATCGTCGGCGACGACGTGAAGTTCCACCCCGGCTGGTTGGATCACGCCGAGGCGATCGGGCAGCGGTACGCGGTGGTCGGCACGAACGACCTTGGCAACCCGCGAGTGCTCGCCGGCGAGCACGCCACGCACCTGCTGATCCGCCGTTCATACATCGACGAGCAGGGCGCATCATGGGACGGCCCCGGTGTCGTCTGCCACGAGGGCTACCGGCACTGGTACGTCGATGACGAGATCGTGAACGCGGCGAAGCAGCGCGGCGTGTGGGGGATGGCCCTCGGCTCGGTCGTCGAGCACCTTCACCCGGCGTGGGGGAAGTCGGAGAACGACGACACTTACCGGCTGGGTCAACGTCATCAGGCGTCCGATGAGAAGCTGTTTCGCAAGCGGCTCCACCACGAGCAGGCGGTGGCAGCGGCATGAGGGTGCAGCGAGACCCTACGCATCTGCTGGTCGTCACTGTTCCGATTCACCTCGACGACTTCGACCGTCTTCGCACGCACCCCCCAGGGTTCGACTATGACCCGCTTCAACAGGCGCTCAACGTGGTCATGTCCGTCAGTCGTCTTGCCGTCGATGGTGTGGTCTGCGGTGACGTCAACGTCCGCCTCGACGAGGTTCCGTCATGCGCGTCTTAGTCACCGGTGGCGCCGGGTTCATCGGTCAGGCCGTCCAGGCGGTGCTCGAGGAACGGGGCCACGAGTTCCTGTCGTTGGATCATCCGTTCAACGTCTGCAGCCGTGCCGACGTGTTCGGTGCGGCGCAGGGGTGCCAGGCGATCATCAACCTCGCCGGCGTGCTCGGCACCGCCGAAACGGTCGGTGCCGAGCATCGTGCGGCTGAGGTGAACATCCTTGGTGCGCTGACCGTCGCCGATGTCGCCAGAGAGCTCGGCATTCCGATGGTGCAGATCGGCACCGGGCACAAGGGTCAGCCGAACCCGTACGCGATCACGAAGGCGTGCGCCGAGGACCTGCTCCTCGCCCGCGCGCAGTGGTGCGGGCAGGAGATCAACGTCGTGCGAGCGTTCCATGCCTACGGTCCCGGCCAGAAGGTGTGCCCGCCGCACGGTTCGGCGAAGGTCCGCAAGATCGTCCCGTCGTTCGTGTGCCGGGCGTTGACCGGGATGCCGCTCGAGGTGAACGGCTCCGGCCGGCAGCTGATCGACCTGATCCACGTTGATGAGGTCGCCCGGGTGCTGGTCGACGCGCTCGACGGTCCGGTGTGGGGTCAGGTGATCGAGGCCGGCACCGGGTTGGCGACGTCGGTGCTGTCCGCCGCAGAGGCCGTGATCGATGTATGCGGCTCGACGTCGGAGATCAAGCTGGTCCCGATGCGTGATGGCGAGCCGCCGGCGACCCGGGTGGTTGCCGAGCGGCCGGCGTCGGACCGGTTGTGGCCGTACAAGCTCGATGAGACGGTCGGCTACTACGAGCGCACGCTGCTCGGCAAGGTGGCGTGATGCTGGCGTTCACCGCGATCTACGGTTCGTACGACCGCCCGAAGGCCCACCCGGAGCATCCGGCGGTCGACGCCTGGATCTGCTACACCGACAACCCCGACCTGGATGCTCCTGGCTGGGACGTCGTCTACGCACCGCTGCGATTCAAGCACCCCCGGTTGGGCGCGAAGTGGTGGAAGGCGCACCCCCCGGAAGCGGAGACGTCGTTGTGGCTCGACGGGTCGGTGAACCTCCACAACCCGGACTACATCGACATGCTGATCGACGGGCTAACCCGATCCGATCTGGTCATGTTCGAGCATCCGGCCCGTGACTGCATCTACGACGAGGTCGAGGCGTCGGAGCCGATGGTCAAGTACTTCGGTTGCGATCTGCGCGGCCAGGTGGCCCGCTACCAGTCGCAAGGCTGGCCGGCACACAACGGGCTGTGGGCGACGACGACGTTCGCCCGCCACCACACGCCCGCGGTGCTCGCGTTCGGCGGCGCCTGGTTCGCCCACAACGAGCTGCTGACCTATCAGGACCAGTTGTCGCTCCCACCGCTCCTCGCCGACTACGGGCTGAATCCGGACCCGATCCCGGGCAATCTGTGGGGCAACCCGTGGTTCACCCTCGCACCGCATCGGGACGAAGCATGACGGTGACGAACTGCCCTGCGCCGTACTATCAGGACGCCTCCTGCACGATCTACCACGGCGACGCCCTGGAACTGTTCAGCGCCGTCCCTCCTGGCAGCGTCGACCTTGTCGTCACCGATCCGCCCTACATGATCGGCGCAGTGAGCGCTGGCACGCTTTCCAGCAAGGCTGGCGGGTGGGCCGACATGATGAACAGCGCACTGTGGTTCGGTGCGTGGTATCGACACGTCGACCGAGTGTTGCGTCACTCCGGTGCGATGTGGACGTTCTGCAACTGGCGGTCGTTGCCAGTTGTCATGCGCGCCGCCGCTGATGCTTCCCTGCCGGTTACGTCCATGATGGTGTGGGACAAGGAGTGGATAGGCCCCGGCGGCTCGCAAGGACTGCGCCCGAGCTACGAACTGTGCGCGCTGATGGCACACCCTGGATTCTCCATCCCTGACCGGGGAGTACCGGACATCTGGCGAGAGCAGGTCGGGTCGCACAAACCCCACGGCCACCCGGCAGAGAAGCCGGAGGATCTGCTCCTGCGAATCATCGACGTGTCGGGCGCCCGTACCGGGATCGTCCTCGACCCGTTCATGGGCTCCGGCACGACGCTGGCGGCGGCGCAACGCCTCGGCACTCGCGCCATAGGATTCGAGGCCGAGGAGAAGTGGTGTGAGGTGGCCGCCCGCCGACTGTCTCAAGAGGTGCTCGATTTCGGGAGCGTCGCATGATGACCTTCTACGACGAGTACCGCCAGCGATGCGGCGAGTGGTCGGACATCTACGCCCACCTTCCCCGGCTGCACGACGAGACGGCCCGCTACACGGCCCCACAGGTCGTCGAACTGGGCGTCCGGTCCGGTAACAGCACCTGCGCCTTCCTCGCCGCCGTGGAGGCCGTAGGCGGGCACGTGTGGTCCGTCGATCCTGTCCGGGCTCATGTCCCGCCGCACTGGTTCGACTCCGATCTGTGGACGTTCGTCCAGGCGGACGATCTCGCCGTCATCGATCAGGCGTCGATGTGCGACGTGCTGTTCATCGACACGACGCACGGCTACCGCCAGACGTGGGACGAGTTGTTCAACTACGCCCCGAAGGTGCGAGCCGGCGGGGTGGTCCTCCTCCACGACACCGAGCTTGAGCGGCCGGAGCTTTCGCCGAGCGATGACCCGTTCCCGGTGCGACGGGCGATCGAGGAGTTCCTGTCGTACTTCCCGATCGGCGACGTCGAGTGGGTGCCCGGTTGCAACGGCTTGGCCGTGATCCGAAAGGTCGGTGAGTGATGGCGAACGAGCTCTACGTCACCGTCGACTACGTCGCCGCCCAACTCGGCCAGACCGACACCTCCCGCTACGGGCTGATCGCCGGCGCCTGCGAAGCGGCAACCCGGCGCATTGACGGGCACTGTGGGCGCACGTTCTCGAAGACGACGGTCGACAGCGCCAGGGTGTTCCGCCCGCTGTCGGCGTACGCGGTCGAGATCGACGATTGCTACTCGATCACCACGGTCAAGACCGACACCGCCGACGATGCCTCGTTCGCAACGACCTGGACGACGGCTGACTACGTCACGCACCCGCTCAACGCTGTTCGCCACGGGCTCACCTGGCCGACGACGAAGCTCGAAGCGGTCGAGACGCTCACGTTCCCGTGCATCCGCCGTCCCGCCGTGCAGGTCACCGGCAAGTGGGGCTGGGCGCAGATCCCCGAGCAGGTCGTCTCCGCTGCGCTCCAACTGGCGATCATGTTCTACCGCTCGCCGGACGCCCCGTTCGGCACGGCCGGCATCGCTGACCTCGGTCTGACCCGGGTGCGGATGCCGAAAGTGGTCGAGGAGATCCTGTCCGACTTCGTCGTCGGTGGCACCGGTTCGCCGATGGTCGCATGAGCGTCACCGCTGCCCGCGATGGGCTCGAGACGATCCTCGCCGGGACCGGCGTCAACGTGTACCGCAGGTTGACCGACGTCGTCGATCCGCCGGCCGCGGTGATCCAATGGCCGGAGACGATCAACCCGCGGATCGTGTTCGGCACTGGCGAGTGGGACTACCAGATCCCGGTTCTGATCTGCGTCTCGTACGCCGACCCGGACGCCGCCGACCGTGCGCTCGAGGCGTTGCTGCTGAACGTGTCCGGCACACCGCTCTACGCTTTGGAGAACGGCGGCAACCTGTCCGCTGCGGTCGACTCGACGGCGGTGATGTCGATCGGCGACTTCGGCACGTTCGAGGCGCAGGGGATCACCCTGTTCGGCTGCCGGGTGCTCGTCGAGGTGTACGGCGGCTAAGCGACCAGGCGACGCCTCGCTGCAGGACTGAGCCACAGACGGACGCCGACCCGCTTCTTTTGCATCGGCCCGTTGATCGTGCACTGCGCTATTGCAGTCATTCCGCCCGGGTTTGGCCGAAGATCCCCGATCGTCACCTGCCCGACGAACAAGGGGTACCAGGGCCACCGGAACCCCTTCGGTGCGAAGAACAACGGCTTTGCTTCCATGCTGCCCAATCTAACCGCCTGACCAAATCGAGAGAGGTACACATGCGGGTGCTACTCGTTCATCCGGGGCCGCACTTTTTCCGTCTCTGACGTTCACGACGGGTTGCAGAAGGGTCTCGTCGCCAACGGTGTGCAGGTCGCCTCGTTGAACCTGCATGACCGGCTCGACTTCTACGCCGGTGCCCACGTCAAAAAGGGCCGCCGGTGGGTGAAGGCGCTCGAGCGGGAGGACGCGATCCGCATCGCCAACCAGGGGCTGCTCGCCGCCTGCTACCAGTACTGGCCGGATGTGGTCGTGGTGATGTCCGGGTTCTTCATCACTCCCGAGACGTGGGGTATTCTCGCTAAGCGCCCGCATCATGTCGTGCTCTGGTGCACGGAGTCGCCGTACGAGGACGACCGGCAGGCGCAACCGGCCCGCTACGTCGATTCGGTCATCTTGAACGATCCGACGAACCTGGAGCAGATGCGGGCGGTCAACCCGCGCACCTGGCACCTCGGCCACGCCTACGATCCCGACGTCCACCATCCCGGCCCCGCGGTCGCGGATCTGGTGTGCGACTTCGGGTTCTGCGGCACCGGGTTCGATTCCCGTGTCGAGTTCTTCGAGGCAGTCGACTGGTCGGGCATCGACGCCCGGTTCGGTGGCAACTGGACGCTGACCGAGGCCGGCAGCTCGATCCGGGATCGTCTCCTTCACCCGGTTGGGCATTGCATGGACAACGCCGACACCGCCCGCTTGTACCGCTCTGCCCGTGTCGGGGCGAACCTGTACCGCAAGGAGCACTCCGACGGCGGCCACGCCGACGGCTGGGCGATCGGCCCACGCGAGGTCGAGCTCGCCGCTTGCGGATCGTTCTTTCTGAGGGAGCCGCGCGCCGAAGGCGACGCCTTGTTCCCCCAGCTGCCGACGTTCACCGAGCCTGGTGACTTCGGCGACAAGGTTCGTTGGTGGCTCCGGCACCCGGAGCTCCGCGAAGAAGCTGCTGATACCGCCCGGGCAGCAGTGGCCGACCGCACGTTCACGAACACCGCAGCGAAGTTCCTGCGGCTCGTGGACGGCGCCGGCAAGTCCATCGCCGCATAGCGGCACAACCCGGGAGGAAACGCCGTCATGGCACGTATCCACGGCCGCTCAGGGCGGCTCTACGCGGGCATCACTTCGGCCGGTACGGCTGAGCCGATCGCCTTCATGAACCAGTGGTCGATCGACTTCTCGGTCGACTTCGTCGATGTCACCGCGTACGGCGACTCGAACAAGACCTACGTCTCCGGTCTGCCGGACGCGCAGGGCTCGTTCGCCGGCATCTACGACGACGCGACGGCGCAGCTCTACACCGCCGCCACCGACGGTGTCGCCCGCAAGTTCTACCTGTACCCCGACAACGGCACCACGACCAAGTACTGGTTCGGCACCGGCCTGTTCGACTTCTCCGTCTCCAGCGGCGTCGACAGTGCTGTGACCGTGTCCGGCAACTGGCGTGCGGCATCCGCCATCGCCAAGGTCGGCTGACCGAAGGAGACCCCTGTGTCTGACAACCGCCCGACCGCGTCCGTCTATTGGGCGTGTCGTGTTCCCGACGGCAGGCTCGTCCGTTGCGACGACCTGCCGCTCGAGGTGTACGCCGACATCGCCGAGAAGACCGGCGTCCACTGGCACCAATTGCTCAATGCCCCGCTCCGTCAGGAACGGGCCGGGGAGCTGCTCTACAAGGCGGCGTGCGCCAGCGTGCAACTCCTGCCGGCGGTGTTGAAGCTCCGTGACTTCGCCGACCTGTTCGAGCTCATCGAGGATGATGTCCCTGACGAGTTCACCGACGGCATCCCCGACCCAAAAGCGGACGGTCCGGCGACGACTACGTGACGTGGGCGGCGGTGCGGTTCGGTTGGCCGCCGTCGGTGACGTTGGCGCAACCGGTCCGCTATCTCCGCCTGCTTGTCGAGTCGATGAGGTGACCGTGTGGGTACGTCGAACAGTGTCGCCCAGTTCGTCGGCAAGATCGACCAGGCCGGCAAGTCGCTCGCCAAGGCCCGCCGCGACGTTGTGAACGATGCGGCGTTGGCGGGGAAGCGGATCATCGAGGGATCGATCCGTGGCGTGGTGCCGGACATGAACCTGTCCGGCGTCGGTTCGGGTGGCGCCAAGGTCGGTGTTCGATACGACATCAAGGGGACCAAGAACCCGACGGCGTTGATGAAGGCAACCGGCCCGTTGCAACTCGTCGAGAACTCAACGGCAGCGCACACCATCCCCCGCGCCGGTGGTCGACGCCGTCGGAAGCGCAAGGTGCTGTTGATCAACGGTGAGTTCAGTCGCACGGTCGAGCATCCCGGCACGAAGGGTCAGCAGCCGTTCGCCAAGGGCAAGGCTGCGGCGACCCCGGTGATGCGCACGATCATTCAACGACGGTTGACGAGGACGTTGACGGAGGTGTTTCGCTGATGACCGTCTCCGAGCGTCTCGCGTTCCTCCTCAGCCTCGACGCCGATGGCGCGATCAAGGGGTTCGAGAAGGTCGGCAACGCTGCCGACAAGAACCTTGGCAAGACGCAGTCAGGGCTCGATAGGGCGTCGAAGAACCTGGTGTCGTTCGGCTCGAAGGCGCTCGCCGTTGGTGGTCTGGCCGTCGCCGGTCTGGCGAACGCCGCCAATGCGGCCGGCGACCTGGCGGAAGCGGTCGCCGCTACCGAGGTGATCTTCGGTGACGCCTCCGACTCGATCCTCGAGTACGGCGAGAACGCGGCTGACTCGATCGGTCAGTCGAACCGGGCGGCGCTGTCCGCGGCGGCGACGTTCGGCACGTTCGGCAAGGCGGCCGGCAAGACCGGTCAAGAGCTGGCGATGTTCTCGACCGATCTCGTCACCCTGTCGTCGGACTTGGCGTCGTTCAAGAACACCTCCCCGGAGGAGGCGGTCGAGGCGCTCGGCGCTGCGTTGCGCGGCGAGTCGGAACCGATCCGCAAGTACGGTGTCCTGCTCGATGATGCGACGTTGAAGAATCGGGCGCTCGAGCTCGGTCTGATCTCGACGACGACCGGCACCCTCCCGCCGGCGATCAAGGTCCAGGCAGCGTATGCAGAGATCCTCGCTCAAACCACCGACGCCCAGGGGGACTTCACTCGCACCGCCGACGGCCTGGCGAACAGCCAACGTACGGCGACGGCACGGATGGAAGACGCCAAGGCGGCGATCGGTGAGGGATTCCTCCCGATCCTCACCGCGGTCACCGAGAAGGTTGGATCGCTCGCCAAGGGGTTCTCCGATCTGAACAAGTCGACCGGGGGTGTGGCGTCTCAGGTTCTGTCGTTCGGTGTCATCGGGCTCGGCGCGGCGGGCGCTTTGGCGTTCCTTGCCGGCAAGGTCATCGCCGCTCGTGACGCGTATACCAAGTTCAACCGGAGTTTGGTCAACTCCGAAGGGCAGTTGACGAAGACCGGCAAGGCCGTCTCGTTCGTGCAGACGGGGCTCCTCGCGTTCGGTGCGACCGAAGTGGCGTTCGCCGTGCTGAACGAGATCACCGACGCGTCAGGGAAGCTCGAGCGGTCGCTGCAGAAGTTGGTGATCGCCACCGAGGGAACGACGGTTGACATCGTCCGAGCGTTCGGTGACCTGGCGAAGAAGGAGAACGACGTCTTCCGGTTCGGCGACATCGTCGGCGACATGGGCAAGGAGATCAAGCTTGCCGGCACCGAGTCGAAGCGGGACATCGAGGATCTCGATCGAGCGTTCGGCAAGCTACTCGAAACCGGTCCCGCGCAGGCGAAGGCGTTCGTCGCCGCGCTCACCGAGCAGACCGACGCGTTGGATCACAACTCGGGCCAGTACCGGGACAACATCGACCTGATCGAGCGGTACACGGAACGGCTCGGCTTGCAGGTCGGGGCAACTGAGGTGCTGTCCGAGCAGACAGACCGCGGAGCGGAGAGCCTGGGGGGGTTTGCAAGCGTTCTTAACTCGAAGGTGATCCCCGGGCTGAACGACACGAAGACGCTGCTTGAGCAGACCAAGCAGCGCACCGACGATCTGTTCTCCCGGTTCTCCGACGAGTCGTCGCTGCTCGACCTCACGTCCGGTTTCGACGACCTGCGCCAGTCGGTGTGGGACACGACGGTTGCGCTCAACGATCAGAACACGACGCAGGCGGAGAACAGGGCGAACCTGATCGCCACCCGACAGGAGACGCTCAGTCAGATCGAGGCGGTGCTCGAGTACACGGAGAAGGTCCTCGAGATCCCGCCGAGCGCGGCGACGAACATCGTGGCGTTGCTCGACCAGGGGCAGATTGATGCCGCGGAGAACGCGTTGGCGATCCTCACCCGGAACCGGGAGATCAACATCGACCTCGTCGGGCGTGGCGCTGCTGGTTACGGCCCGTCGGGCCCGCGTGCGCTTGGTGGCAGCGCAGCCGGTATGACGCTCGTCGGGGAGCGTGGCCCGGAACTGGTCAACCTGCCGCTCGGTTCTGAGGTGCGGAACCATGCCCAGCTGCGTGCCGACATGTCCGGTGCGTCCGGTGGATCGACGACGGTCGTCGACATCACGGTGATCATGCCGCCCGGGTCGAACGGTGACGACGTGGTGAACGCGATCCGCAAGTACGAGCGGACGAACGGGAAAGCCTGGCGGTCGTGACCGCTCCGGTCCCGCAGGTGCTCGCCTACTTCGACCTGTCCGGGGTCAGTGACGGGTTCTGGCAGCTCGAGGACCCGGTGTGGGGATCGTTGGACGGCCCCGGTGTCCTCGCCGGCGATCTCGCCACAGATGTCACCCCGCAGGCGTTCGCCTGTTCGATTCAGCGGGGCCGGTCGCGAGCGCTCGACGAGTTCCAGGCCGGTTCGACGACGCTGAACTTCCGCAACCATGATCGGGTGTTCGACCCGACGTACACGACTGGGACTTACTACGGGCAGATCCTCCCGGGAAAACGGTTTGATGTCGTTGCCGGCGGGGTGACGATCTTCTCCGGTGTCGCCCGCGACTACCAGTTCTCCTACGAGGTCGGCACGTTGGCATCGACGGCGGCGGTGTCGGTCGTCGATGCGCTCGGCGTGCTCGGCGCCAAGGAGTTCGACGCCTGGACAACCTCGTCACAGCTGCCGGGTGCGCGCATCCAGACGGTCTTCGACCGGTCGGAAATCGCGTTCACCGGTCCCCGGCTGCTCGATGCCGGGGTGGAGACACTCCAAGCGGACTCGGTGACGTGGGGCAGCAACGTCCTCAACTACCTGCAGCTCGTCGCCCGCACCGACCAGGGCCGGTTGTACGCCGCCCGTGACGGTGTGCTCGTCTACCGCGACCGGTTGCACGAATTGAACAACGACCCGATTGTGGCGTTCACCCCGGCCGGCTCCGCGTACGGGACCCGCTACCACGGGATCGGGCTCGAGCTCGGCGCCACGTTCCTCTACAACCGGGTCGGTGTCGACCGTGAGGGCGGCACCCTGCAAACCGTCGAGGACACAGACGCGCAGGAAGCAACCGGGCTTGGAATCCTCCCATTGAACATCGGCGGTTTGCTGCTCAACACTGACGCCCGGTCGTTGGCGCTCGCCGAGTACCTGCTGTCGATCTACACCGACCCGGAACTTCGGATCTCCGAGGTGATGGTCAAGCTCGAGGACGACACGATCTCCGACTATGCGAAGGAATCGATCCTCGGTCTCGACTTCGGTGATCTGATCCAGGTGCAGTTCGCCCCTGACGGGGTGAACGTCGACATCGACATGTACTGCCTGGTCGAGGGCATCCGTCATGACATCGCCCCGACGACGCATCACGTCACGTTGTCGCTGTCGGCGTCGTCGCGGCGTGCGTTCTGGCAGCTCGAACATCCCATCTTCGGGTCGCTTGACGGGCCCGCGGTCCTAGCTTTCTGAGGAGTGCCCTGTGGCTCTTGACGACTTCACGGCGGGGGATTTCCCGACCGCTGCCGAGATGAACATGATCCCCCGCGGCATCCTTGGGCGGACGGTGGCGACGAACACGTCGTACACGAACGCCTCGGCGTCGTACACGGCGGTGACGGCGTCGGCTGGGACTGCTCCGGCGTTGACGTTGTCGTTGTCGACGTCGCGGATGTACCGGGCCAGGTTCCACGGCCGGTTCCTGAACGCGTCGGGCACGTTCATCCTGCTCGGGTTTCACGAGGCGACCACGTTGCGAGACGCCTGGCAGTACACGGCCGACATCGCTGCGGCTGGCACGCTCGATGCCGAGTGGGTGTTCAGCCCGGCGTCGGCGTCGTCGGTGACATATGACGTGCGTGTCGCGTTGAACGGGTCGGGGACCGTGACGGCCTCGGCCAACGCGCAGTTCCCGATGGTGTTCACGATCGAGGACCTCGGGCTGGCCTGATGGTGGTTTACCGCGATCGGTCGTACTCGAACCTGCCGGCGCCGTACAGCAACGACGGGGTGACGTTGCGCCCGTTGCTCGCACCGGGCATCCCGACGATCACCGGCCATTACCCGGGGGCACCGGAGGGTCGCTCGTATGCCGGGACGGCGATGCTCGGCGACGTCAAGAAGAAGATCTACCTGTTCAACATGCAGGCGTACGCGCAGGCTGCCGGGAAGTCGTACGAGTACAACTTCGTGATCTTCATGGACGGCCAGGTGTGGGAGTACGCCGGCGACTACCTCGCCGCCCATTCGGCCGGTGAGAACGCCGTGTCGTACGGGGTGCAGTTCGTCAACGGTCAGGACGACCTCTGCACCGACGCGCAGGTCGAGGCGTTCCGCTGGTTGCGCGACGTGCACCTGATCGGCCGTGGCCGGTTGTCGCCGACGTGTCTGACGGTCCCGCACCGCGACATGCCCGGGGCGAACACGTCGTGTCCTGGTGATCGGGCGATCATGCCCCGCCTCGGCGAGCTCCGCGAACCGTACATCCCGCTGCCACCCTTGGAGGACGACGACATGCTGACCTACATCGCGCAGATCCCCGACGGCCGGTTCCTGCTCGTCGGCACCTCGGTGCGGGTGTTGTCCCGGTTCGAGCTCGACCGGCCACCGTTTGTCGGGCAGCCGGTGACGGTGATCCCACCGACCGATGACGGCGCCGGGGACTATCGGGCGTACTGGTTGACGCAGGCGGCGAACGAGTACGAGCAGCGCGTCGGGGCGGCGTGACCGAACGGTCCGCCGTGCGTGAGGTCGCCGGGCCGCTGATCGTGGCGGTTGTCGGCTTGCTGCTCGTGTACTGGGTGACGGCGAAGGAGGGGCGATGACCAACCGTGCTGACTCGATTCGGCCTGTCCGGTTGGCGCTCGTCGGTTACGCCGTGTGGGCGGCCGTGCTCGCCGGTTGGGGGCGGGTAGGCCCGTTCTTTCCTGTCGCCGCTCGTGTGGCCACTGGGACGGCAATGGCGGCCGTTTGTGTGGCAACAGTGGTCCGCCCGACCCCGCGGCGGATCGAGGTTGCCTTGTTCACCGTGTCAGGGTTCGCGCTCTGGTCGGCGGCACGGGTGATCGCCGCCGACTACGAGTCGGCGACTTCGATCGCCGGTGCGGTGACGTACGCCGTGTCAGCGGTGTCGGCTCTGGCGTTGGCGGGAATGACGGCGATCCTGGCGGGGATCGAACGCGCGGCGGAGGTCCACAGGGGCGATGAGTGACGAACTCCTCAAGCTGATCCTCACCGCCTTCCCGGCGGGTGGGGTGCTGCTGTTCGCGGCGTTCTACATCTGGAAGGTGCAGGACGTCGTCATGGCCCGCTTCGAGCATCTGCTCCAAGCGTTACGCAGCGACATCGTCGACCTCGAACGAGCCAACGAACGGCTCGAACACCAGCTATCCGTCGAACGTGACGCCCGCCGGGCCGACAACCACCGTTGCGACGAAGCATTGACCGAGCTCCGCCGGCGGCTCGCGCAACTCACCCCGCCATTCGGCACGAAGGAGACCCCATGACCAACTCTGAGCTGCTGCTCATCGTCGCCACCGTCCTGTTCGCCGTCGGCGGCACCATCCGCCTCATGGCCCGGGCGATCGACGGCGCACTCGTCGCGTTCGGTCTCGCCGCCGTCGCCCTCGCGTTCGTCATCGTCTGACGCGACACAGCCCCTTCGGTCTTGAGTCAGCGAAGGGGCTGTGTTAACCGGCAGTCTCCCACCGGCGTGATCCCGATCCTATATCCAAGGAGAACCCCCCCCCATGAAGTCCTGGCTGATCGACATGGCCGAACGGGCCGCGTTCACGTTCCTCGAGACGTTCCTCGCGCTCGTCCTCGCATCCGGCACCGACTGGCTCGACCTGTCCGCGCTCCGCTCCGCCGGCATCGGCGCCCTCGCTGCCGCACTCGCCGTGATCAAGGCCGCGATCGCATCCCGCACCACGGGCGACGTGTCCCCGGCATCACTCGCACCCGCGACTTCCGTCAACTGACGAAACGAGAGGCTGACCGATGGCAACCCCGGGGAAGCGTGACATCTCGCTCGTGAAGGGCGACGACTACACGCACGTCGTGACGATCACCTCCGACGGTTCGACGCCGATCGACATCACCGGTCGCGCCTACACGGCGATGGTCCGCCGCGACAAGGCGACGACCGGTACCGCAGAGGCGACGATCACCTGCACCATCACGACGGCAGCGTCAGGGATCCTGACGTTGACGATGTCGGACACGGTGACCGACGCGCTCAACCCCGGGTACCGCTACTACTGGGATCTGCAAGAGGTGTCGGGGTCGACGACGACGACGATCCTCGCCGGGACCGTTTCCGTGTTGCAGGACGTGACGCACGCATGAGCGACACGACGGTCATCACGAGGGCCACGGACGCGACGACGGTCACGATGGCCGACGCGATCACCGTCGTCTCCCGCACCGAGGCGACCACCGTCGTCGGCTCCGGCAACGCCGGCCCGGCCGGTTCCACCGGCGCGACCGGCCCGGCCGGAGCTACGGGCGCACAAGGACCGCAGGGTGATCCAGGAGCCACAGGTGCGACTGGCGCCACTGGCCCACAGGGTGATCCTGGGGCAACGGGAGCGACGGGCGCAGCCGGAAGCAACGGAGTCGACGGCAAGACCGTGCTCAACGGTGCCGGCGCACCCGGCGCTGGTCTGGGCGTGAACGGCGACTTCTACATCGACACCACGGCGGACGCGATCTACGGACCGAAGACCGCCGGCGCATGGGGTTCCCCAACGTCGCTGATCGGACCGACCGGGGCAATCGGCGCGCAAGGCGATCCCGGTGAAGGTGTCCCTGTCGGCGGCACGTTGGGGCAGGTGCTGACGAAGGACTCGGGCACCGACTACGACACGTCGTGGCAGGACCCCAGCGGCGGCGCGCTCACCTACCCGACGCTCGCGTGGAACCAGTACACGACAGCGATCACCGTTGCCGCGCTCAGCTCCGCCGTCGCGTTGCCACTCGACACCGCCAACGATGCGACGCTCGCCAACCCGGCGGGGTGGACGATCGCTGCTGGTGCGCTGTCTTTGCCTGCCGGGTTGTACGCGATTCACTGGTACTGGGAGACGGCAGCAGCAGCGACGGGGACGTTCTGGGACAACTACATCGAAGTCAGCGATACAGCGGTCGGCACCACCTATCCAACCGCCCCGATGGCTCAGCCGGACAGCTACTGGGGATCGTGTTCGACGACGGTGAAGCTCGGGGGTGCGAGTGGTGCTGTCACCTTCTGGGTCTTCAACATCGACGTGTCCAACGCGCACGACATCCTCAACAAGATCACCGTCACCCGCCTCGACGCCTGACGCCGCCGTCCCCGGCGTGTGGACCGCCGTCGTCCAGACCGCCACCGCGCTCATCGCTCACGACGAAGCCCCGTTCCGGGTGCTACGGGCGACCACCTGACGCACATCAGATCGTGACCTGATCGCGCTGCGGTCGGTCACATTGCAACAGCCCCCCTCGCTCCCCTCCCTGTCGCCAGGGAAGTCGAGGGGGGCTGCTGCGCGTCACGGGGTCAGTTGTCGGAATGTGATACTGTCCCCATCGTGACCCGCACCAGTTCATCCTCGCCTCGTTGCTGAGCCGAGGATGCAACGCGTCCTCAATGGAGGGCGCCGCTGAATGGTCGGCAACCGGTCTCGAAAACCGGGGACTGCGCTCGTAGTGGGGTTCGATTCCTCCGCCCTCCGCCAAGGAAGGTTGCCGGAGAGGTCTATCGGGCCTGATTGCTAATCAGTGCGGTGCAAGCCACGGGGGTTCGACTCCCTCACCTTCCGCAACGCGAGTGCCATCAGCGTGGCGGGGTGATCCCGCGACGGTAGTACCAGTCGCGCTTCTCGTGGTCGAGGATCGCGAACAGGAGTAGCACGCCGACCATCAGCAACCATGTTGCCGTCAGGTACACAACCCACAACCAGCCGACGCCGGCGACGCACATCACGGCAAGCATCGGCCAGTACAACACCGTCGTCACCACAGCGCCCTTCGTCGGCGACCAGTCACGCAACGTCCAATACCACCAGCCGAGCATCGCCTTCACGAACCGGGCCACGTTGCGTGGGTCACGACGGACACGCCGGTCGAGCTCGCGGTCGACCTCAGCGAAGTAGCGGGCGGTATCGGCGGTGTCGTCGGTCATCGCAGCACCGCCACGGCAGCGAGGAACACGACGGCGAGGACGGCCATTCCGGCGAACAGCGACCCCAACGAATGTTGGTGCTTGCTCGGAAGGTCCAGCGAGCGAGGTGCCGGTGTTGCACCTCGCCGGGCCTGCGTCTCCTGCTGGTACGCGGCCTTCACCTTGCCGTGGCCGCGCAGGTCGCGGCGCACCACCTCTGCCCGTTCGCCGGCTGCACGCTCGAGCACGCGCCGCGCGTCCGGCGCCCACGGATCGACGCGTGCTTCGTCGTCGAGGTACACGTCATCGGGGACGGTGATCGCGAACCGGGTCGTCTCCCGCCCGCGTCCGTACCGGTGCTTGCGAGGCAGACGTCGCCACGCGTCGAACAGCTCGTCGGTGGTGCGGAACTGCTCGCGCTCCTCGCGACCGAACCGGCCGGCCGTGATGAGCATGAACTGCCCGCGCGCCATCCGCTGCGGCACCTTGCGGGCGAGGAAGGGGAGCGCGAGCCAGCGGACGGCGTGCTGCTCCACGCGAGGCGAGTCGGAGAGGACTGTGCGGTTCATGTCACCACGCTCCGGTCTTGATGCCGACCCAGTCGACGAGCGGCACCAGGCCGCCGTTCCACACCCATGCCATGAACTCGACGACGTCGAGTGATTGGAACCCGTTGCCGTCGAGCGCGGCGCGGGGGATCGCCAGCAAGCCCGACGCGATCAACAACCATCGGATCACCTTCCACGCCGGCCACTTGCTCATTGGTTGCTCCGCTTCTTGAGTGCTGCCCATCCGAGGAACGCCACGCAGAGCACGAGCAGCCACCAGGGGCCGGGATCACCGGCGGCGGTGTCGTCGCGGGCGTTCAACCACCGGGTGCCACCAGTGGCGCGCGTGATGAACACCATCACAGCAATACCGACGATCAGTCTGAGGAGGATCTTCGCGTTCATCGCTGCATCCATCGGTAGGCCGCCTCGATCAGCGCGGCGAGCGCCAGGAACACCCCGGCGACGATCAACGCGTCTGTGGGCTTCATCACTGCTCCCGACAGTGCGGGCACTGACGGCTCGCACGCCGCCAGGCGAGAGCGAACTGCGCGATGGCGAACACGGCGACACCGAGGACGATCAGCACGGTTTCGAGTACGTCACCCATCACGCCCTCCGCTTGCCGAGCTTCACGTGCAGGAACAGCCCGAGCAGCGCACCTGCCAGGATCGGCCCCGTGTACGGCGACAGACCCTGATACGGGGCGACCGTGTTCTCCGCCGACACGAAGCGCGACATCAGCCACGCCGCGGCACCGGCGCACAACGCCATCACCACGATCGCTCCCCCGCCACGCCAGATGAGCGCGACAAGCGCGAGTGCGATCAGGATCGCAGCGAGCACCCCGTACTGGTAGGCGAGCGGCGCCGCCGTCGTGGCGATCATCGCGGGTTGCCCAACGCTCGCGCCGCGAGACCGGCGATGACGAACGCGACGAGGACACCGAGGACACCGACGGCATTCGAGGTGGCGACGATCACGACCGCATCACCTTCGTCAACAGGGAGATGAACCCGCCGACCACAGCGACCGTCACGACGAACGAGACCAGGACGGTGGTCATCGGGTCACCCACTCGTCGTCGATGAACTTGCGCGCCGAGACGAGCTTGCCGTCGTTCTTGCCGTCGGTGCCGGCGAGATCCCAGAGCTTGCGCAACTCGGACAGTACCGTCTCCCGTTCCTTCGCGGGGAACGACTCGACCGCCTTGACGAGCTTCATGTACGGCGCCCGGCTGTCGCGGCCGAGCGCGTTCATCGTCGCCTCGAGCGCGTCGGCCAGCCGACGGTTGAGCGACTTCGACTTGTCCGTGCCGTTCGAGGTCTGCTGGGGGGTGTGAACATCGGTCATGAAGAAAGATCCTATCTTGTCGAATCGGTTGACGCTATAGTACTAAGTCATCAGAGACCGCGTCGTCAAGCACCTCCAGAAAAATCCTCTGACCGTCGTGCTCTACGCCACGACGCTCACCGCCGCGCTCACCGTCGCCGTGCGCGTCTACGGCACGACGATCCTCGACGTCATCTGGCTCGTCGTGCTCGCCGGCGTCAGCCGCCCGGTCTTCTCTCGCGTGCGGGCGCGCTGGCGGGCGCAGGAGATACGACACTCGGCGCTCATCGCGATCTTCGTCCTCGCATGGTGGGACGTACTCGCGATGTTCTTCTCCGACCGCCGACGCGCGTACGCCCGCATCGACACGATCTTCGGCATCGCCCGTCTCGAACCACCCCCGACGAAAGTCCGCTGGCGTGAGACGCCCGAAGGCGAAGAGCTGATCGCCGCCGTCCACCCCGGGCAAGGGCTCACCTCCGCGTCACTCGCCTCCCGCGAATGGGAAGGCAAACTCCACGACGCCGCCGGCCCACGCTGCACCGGGGGAGTGCGCATCGACAACCTCGACGAAGGCGGCATGGTCCGCCTCACCTGGATCTACCGCGACCCGCTCGCCAAGATGCGACTCGGCAAAGCGCCGGTCGTCACCGCGAAGAAGACGAGCATTCGCACGGCGTGCGAGATCGGCAGCGACGCACGCGGCAACAAGATCCGCGTCCTGCTCTGGAAGACGAACATCCTGCTCGGCGGGATGCTCGACCAAGGCAAGTCGAACGTCCTCGCCATCCTCGCCTCACACGCCGCGCTCGACCCGACGTGCATCGCCGACGGCGTCGACCTCAAAGGCGGCGTCGAGCTCGCCGTGTGGCTCGGCACGTTCGATCAGATCGCCACCACCCCCGACGACGCCGACGCGCTCGTGCGCCGCTACCTCGCGCTGTGCCACGAACGCACCGCAGCGCTCACCACCGCCGGCGAACTGCAACACATCCCGACGAAGGCGGACCCGGCCCGGATCCTGTTCATCGACGAGTTCTCCCGCCTCGCCACCGGCACACAAGCGTTGCTGTTCGAAGTGATGCAACTCGGCCGGGCCTGTTCCGTGTCCGTCGTCGCCGCCACCCCGCGCCCGTCGGCCAACCTGATGTCGACCGACACCCGTTCGATCTTCCACACCAGGATCGCGATGAAGTGCCGCGACAAGACCGAGTCGAACATCATCCTCGGCGCCGAGATGGACGCGCTCGGCTTCGACGCATCGCAGCTTCGACGCAAGGGCGAGTTCCTGATCGTGTCCGACGAATCACGTCCGACACGCTGCCTCGCCTACTGGCTCGAGCGCGACGACCGGCGCGACATCGCCGCACGAACCCGCCGCTTTGACCTGAGCAGTGAAGAGGGGCACTTAGGCCCCGATGAGCAGGACATGGATACCGGGAGGGCGGAACCCCTCAGTGAATCAAAGCCCGCCGAGAGCGGGGCTGAAACAGCGCCCACAGAACCCCCCGGACTGGACCGTGCACCGGCGCAGGCGAAGGTGTGGAAGGTGCTCGCCGCACACCCCGACGGGATCACCTTCGGGGACCTCGTAGCAGCCTCCGGGACGTCCGAGTTCACCGTCGCCCAAGCCCTCAAGCGATGGAGCGGAACATGGGCGACGAACACCCACGGCAAGTGGTACGCGCTCACGTCAACTGCCGACGTGGCATCATGAGTGCCGTGGCACCAAGCGAGTTGGATCTGCGGGGATGGGCGGACCTGCGCGGGTACAGCCTCGGCACCGTCAGGGGATGGCGGGCAGACTTCGACGACTTCCCCCGGCCGAGTCGGCGATCGGGCACCTCGGACCAGTACTTCGTCGCCGATCTCGACCGGTGGAAGCGGAAGCACCCGACGCTCGGCCTCGGCCGCGGCGGGCACAAACGCAAGGCGGGCGAGCCGTGAGCGACGAGGGGTACCCCGTCGAGATCGTCGAGACGCAGGCGGGTGATCTCCGTCTGTGGGACATGGTCAGCGAAGGCGAATGGGTCATCGGCATCCATTGGGACCTCATGCGCTGGACCGGTCTCATCGAATACGGGAGCCCGGTCATTGACGACGAGATCGATGGAACGAATCTCTGGCAGATGGAACACCGACGCAGCGAAACCGTGGCGTGGGGAACAAAGATGAAGGTCGCTCGAGGCATCCCGCCGAACATCGCCTACTACTACCTGACTGACCTCGACCGGTGGAAGCGCGTCCATCCTGGCCCGTTCCGCGGGATCGATGAGAACCGCAAGGCGGGGGAGTGATGAGCGACGAAGGGTTCTTCCTGCCGTTCGTCGTGACCGCCTCGAAGGGTGGACCGTACGACGACGCCGCCTACACCGCCGGCTGGGAGATGGGCGTCCTCGACCACCTGCTCGCCGCGCGTCCCTACGTCCTCACCGTCACCGTCCACGCCGGCAACATGCCCCAAATCGACCTACTCGCAATGGCCCACGGCTACACCGTCACCGCCACCGTCATCGACCAGACATGGACAGCGATCGTCCTCGAACGCAGCGGTTCGTAGTACCATCGAGGCACAGCGAAGAACGGCCCACCCGCCGAACGGCCCGCCCTCCACCACGGGGGCGGGCCGTTTCGCGTGTCACCGAGTGGCCAGCCGGTGGCCCCAGTGACCACGGCACGAGCGCACCGGGCGCTCAGAACTGACGTGATCCGACTGGAACCGACACGCCATAACACCTGCACGGAACGTTGTACTCGTCGGGTCACGGACGCGCTGCACCTATCGTGACCTGCGAAAACGGCATCCTGGAAGGCGATGCAGTGCCCAACAGTTCCCCCGCGTGCCAAACTCGGCCATGGCAAAGGGGCGACGAGACGCAGGATCGGGCTCGATCACCGACCGGCCAGGAGGACGCTGGCTGGTCCGAGTCGACCTCGGACCCGACCCGTTGACGGGGGAGCGGCGCCGCAAGGCGAAGGTCATCAAGGGAAGCCGGCGGGAAGCCGAACGGGTCCGCGACCAGCTCGTCGCCACCAACCAACGGCTCGGACCCGATCTCAGTCTCGGCGCGCTGATCCGAGCGTGGCGCGAGACGACGACTCTCGCCGAAGGCACCGCCCGCAACTACAACCGGTTCGCCGCGCTGATCCCCGAGCACCTGCTCACCGCCCGCGCTCGAGACATCGACCCGTCCACGCTCGACCGCCTGTACCGGGCGCTGCTTGAGCGAGGCGAGTCCGTACACGGCGTACTCGGTCTGCACACGATCCTGTCGGCGGCGTACAGCCAAGCCGAACGATGGTGGGACCTGCGCCCCGTCACCAGACGTGTGACTCCCCCGGCGCGGCCAAAAGCGACGAGGAACACCCGTGGGCTGCGGGACTTCCAGCCGGCCGAACTGATCGCCGCCTGCCGTGATCCGCTCGAGGAACTGTGGCTCTGTCTGCACCTCACGACCGGTGCGCGCCGGTCCGAAGTGCTTGCCCTGCGATGGTCTGACATCGACATCGAGCACGGCATCGTGACGATCGCTCAAGCCATCGACCCGGTCACGAAGCAACGCAAGGAGACGAAGACCGGCGACTACCGGAGGGTGCCAATCGACGACAAGACCGTGGCACTCATCCGTCGCTGGCGGGCGATGGCGCAACAGCGGGCGATGGCAATCGGGGTGATCCTCGGACCCGACTCGTACATCGTCAGTGACGAGCTCGATTGCACTCGGCCGTGGACTCCTGACGCAGCGTCGAAGCGCTACCAACGACTCGTCAAGCGGTCCGGGGTGATGGCGCCGACGTTGCACGGCATCCGTCATGCCGTCGGATCGTGGCTGATCGCTGCTGGCGTCGACCCGAAGACCGTCCAGGCCCGCCTCGGCCACGCTCAGATCGCTACAACGATGAACGTGTACGTTCAGAACATGCCCCTCACCGACCGTGAGGCCGCCGACTTCCTAGGCAGGAAACTTCACGGAAGTCAATGAGCCGAAAAGCATGCGGTGGTTGCTTGTTCACGCGGCGTGAGTCGCACTAACTTCGGGTTCACCGGGACTTCCGTTGGGGGAGGCACCGGCACGGCGGATCCGCACCGAGGCGCACCCCCCCCGCCGTCGAACGAGAGGGCGGTGCCCCGATGGGAGCAAACCTCGTCAGGAAGCAGTCCGAGGTGGCTGAGTCCGTGGACGCTTCGACGGCGCTTTGGGCGGCTCAGGAGCTTGTGATGCTCCGAGCAATTGCCGAGCTGCAACGTTCGACTCGATCGCTTCGAGCAGCCGCTGCATCGTCGCCATCGAGCTCGCCAGCTGCACCTCGAAGCGGCGGATCGCATCGGCAGCGTTGCTTCCCCCGGCGTCCTCGTCGCGCTCGATGAACGACTGCAGGAGCTGACTCAGCTCCTCGACCTTCTCCTCGAGGCCCGTCGTCGCTGCCCGTGACCGCGGGTGTGGTGCGTCCGGCAGGAGCGCGTAGACGGCACCCGATTCGATACCGAGGAAGCGTGCGATGCCGGGCACGTAGGTGCTCGACGGCACGGCACCCTGACGCCATCGCGTGACCGTCGACTCAGCTGCGCCGATCGCCTTCGCGACCGCAGCCCAGTTGATCCCGAGCGCGTCACGGCGCGCGTCGAGGAGTTGTACGAGTGGCAGCTCGTCGCCCATGGCGAGAGATGCTACTTCCACGTCCCCATCGGGGAATGGTCGAGGCACGGTGCTGAGCATCGGGTGTCGCCTCCTGTGCTCTGAGTCCCGCGGAGCGTAACCCACGCGCATAGGTCCAACGACTCATGTGCGTTCAGGACTTGACTTCAATGAACGCACGCACGCAAGATGTGTGCCCATGGCTACCGAAACTGCACGGAAATCGACAGGATCGGCGAGCACGGGTCATGTCGGCGGGGCGGGCATGGCAGTGCCCGCTCCGTCGGCACCTTCTGTCCCTCTCGTGGATCGACTGGTCTTGAAGCCGGCCGAAGCTGCCGCGCTCTGCGGTGTGCATCGCCTCGAAATCGCCCGCTGGATCAAGGACGGGGCGCTCAAGACGATCCCTCACACGAAGAACCACCGCATCCGCCGTGTGGACCTCGACGAGTGCTTGGCGCTCAAGAGCTACCCGGTGATTCGCCAGGCGAAGCGAGCCGTGGCATGACTACGACACCTCCTCCGACCACCCCGCCGGCGTTCTCCGTGTGCCCGGTCCCGTGGTTCGACCCGACGCTCCAAGCGTGGATGTGCGACTTCCCCGAGTGCGCCGTCCCGATGTGGGACGACGCCGCCGGCTGGTGGACATGCCCCGAACCGCCGCAGATCGGCGACCCGGTCAACTACACCCCGACCCCGACCGTCGCCGTTGGCACCCCGCCGACACTCCCGGCGACCGGCCCGTCCGACGTCATCGACGGCGGCGCGATCCTCGGATCGATCACCCTCGCCATCGGGTTCGTCTGCTGGCTCTCCACACGCATCGGCGGTGCGCGATGAGCGCCTGGGATTCCGACCCCGATGTCGACCCGTTCGTCCCGTCGATGAGCAACACCGATCGCGACCTCGTCGGGCGCGTGTTCGCCTTCATCGGCGAGCTCGACGACCTCGACAAGATCGTCACCGAGCCGCCCGCCACCCCCCTGGCGGACGCCGGCACGGTGACCGCGGCCGGGGAGCGCGCACGGGCTGCCTCCCCGGCCGCCGCCACGCAGGAGACGGGAACGTGAGCCGCCTGTTCGCCATCGACGACGCGCTCGACTCGGACGCCTGGTACACCCCGGCGTGGGTGTTCGACGGACTTGGCGTCACCTTCGATCTTGACGTCGCCTCACCCGACGGTGGCCTGCCATGGCTCCCTGCGCGGGCGTTCTACACCGTTGCCGACGACGGGTTACTGCAGCCGTGGCATGGCCTCGTCTGGTGCAACCCTCCGTACTCCGCTCCGACGCAATGGTGTCGACGGTGGGCGCAACACCCCGACGGGTTCCTCCTCATCCGGGCCGATCTGTCGACGTCCGGCCCAGCTGCCGCGTTCGCTGCCGCCACGTCGATCTACGTGCCCGCCAAGCGGCTGCAGTTCGTCTCCGGTGCTGGTGCAGAGACGGGCGCGGTGAACTTCTCAACCGTCATCCTCGGCCGCGGCGCCACTGCCGACGCCGCGCTCCACCGTCTCGCCGTCGGTTGCGGAGGGTCAACTCGGACACTCGCGGAGACGGGGACGTGATCCCGCTCTACGTCCTCATCGCCGCGTGCATCGCGGTGGTCGCCGCCGACGTGATCGTGCGAGTCCGCCGCAAGCCTGTCGCACCCGCACGCCGCGACTGGGGTGGCGAGGTGCGCCACGCCCACGCCGCCCATGCGGCGGCGGTCGCCGGGCACGACTGGGACGACCGGACGGCAGCCCTCGACGCGCTCATCGTCCACACACCCGACGCGGACGACACGCCGCCCTTCGGCATCCCCCGACCCCGATAACCAACACCCCGCCCTCCCAGGCTTCGACCGAACGGAGGACGGGGTGCCGACCAAAGGAGACAGTACATGACCACCAACACGCGACGGATCAACATCGGCGAACAGACAGCCCGCTTCATGCAGATGTCGACCATCCTCGGCATCCACGTCAACGACCTGATCGACCTCGTCGACTACCTCACCGGCGACATCGACAACCCCCCGGAACCGTCGCCGACCTACGGCCTGTCGCCCGACGCGATCGCGATCTGCCACGTCCACACGTGCCACGCACCCGACAAGGCCGCGTGATGAGCGCCGCCCACGAGCACCGCATCGCCCGCATCCGCGAACGGCACGCCGTCGGCGACCCACCCCACTACTACGAGATGGGCACCGTCCTCGCCGTCATCGACGAGCTCCAGCAGGAGATCGCCACGATCATCGCCGACCGCTACCGGGCGGTGGCGTGATGGATGAACGGACCGATGCTCAGATTTGTCGCGACAACAACTGGCGGCCCGGCACACACCTCGCAGGCAACGAGGGCTACGGAGTGACCATCATCAACGAGGGCTACGGAGTGACCATCATCAAGATCACTGCCATCGGCGAGGACGGTGTCCTTGCTCGGCCGGTCAGCCAAGACGGTCTGCCAATCGACGCCAGTGAAGCGAAGTGGACGCTGCGCTATCGCGTCTGGGAACCGATCGTCTCGGCGCGCACGGCGGGAGCGCCTGCTGCGACCGAGGAGGCGCCGCCGGGCCGTACCCCGGCCGCGCCGACCAACGACGAGGCAACCCCGTGACCCGCCTCCGTCGCCTGCTGGCGCTCCTGCTGTGGGGGCGCACCACACCTGAGCCGTCACCCGTCGCCGAACCGGCGTCGAACGTGCACGTCACCGAACCCCCGCTCGAACCGTACGACTGGAAAGGGGAGTCGACCGATGCCTGACAACCGTTCGCGAGGTCAACGGGGCGCAGACACCCGTTATCGGCTTCGTCGGGAGCGCTGGGCGGCGCAGATCGAAGCACGCGACGCCGACCTTGCCACGATGACCACCGCCGACCTGATGGAACGTCTTGCCGCGATCGAGCGAAGCCACCGGCTCAATTCATCACAGGAGATGTTCGGCGTCGAGTGGCCGATCTCGACTTTGCTTGAAGTCATCCAACGGTTGCGAGCCGACGATGAGTGAGCGCTGCTATCACCGGCGGCTGCCGTGCTGCGGCAAGAAGCCCCGCACGAGCATTCCCGGCAACACCGTCGGCTGCAAATGCGGCCACACCTACCGGGCCGTGCAGGACGGCATCTGGATCAAGTGGGAGCGCGTCACCCCTCGCACCGTGCAACTCCACCCCGCCGACGACACCACCCAACTACGACTCGAGGTCGCCCAATGAGCGAGCAACCGAAGGACAGGCGTTCCCCGGTTGAGCCGGATGGCGCAGCCATGATCGCAGCCGAACGGCAACGCCAGATAGCAGAGGAGGGCTGGACTGCCGAGCACGACGACAAGCACGTCCGAGGCGAGTTGATCCAGGCCGCCGTTTCCTACCTGCTCGACCACCCCGAAGCGTACGCAAGCGAGTGCGGCGACGAACCTCCCGATCACTGGCCGTGGGATGCGTCGTGGTGGAAACCGTCTGACGACCCGATTCGCAACCTTGTCAAGGCCGGCGCGTTGATCGCCGCCGAGATCGATCGCCTGGAGGCGGCCGATCTGCGCCGGTTCGTTGGGGAGTGGTCGGCATGACCCCGGAGGACAGGCGTTCTCCCGTTGACGACAATCAGGGGCGTCTTAATCGCATCAGACGGTTCTTTGCGACCGACGGGTCGCTCTTGAAGGGCCAGGCGGCGTTTCTGCTCGACCACATCGACGCCCTCACGGCCGACCGTGCCGACCTGATCGCAGCCTTACAGCGAGTGAAGGCCGACAGGGCAAAGGCCATGAACCTCCTCGATCATCTTCGTTATCAGGGGTGGTTCCAAGAGGCCAACGACGGTGAGGAATGCCGCATGGTCACCGCCCTGCTGGACAACTCCCCTTCATCGGCCGAGCCCGCATCGGAGGTCGACGACAAGCGTGATCCAGCAGACGTCGTGAACTTCTGCGATGCCCTGCTCGGCCAGGAGGCATACACCTGGGAGATCCCCGGCAGCGACTTCGGCGAGTACCGCTTCGAGACGGCCGACGACCCTCGGACCATCTACGGCGAAGAGGCACCCCTGATCCGTAAGCGGTGGCGGCTCATTGAGGTTGTGAAATACGAAGGAGGGCAGAGCGATGAGTGAGCGAAACCAGATCAACGCCACGTACCCGCTTCCCGATGGGCTGATCCACCTCACGATCGCTACGGCGGATCCATTGCCGGCCGCCATGTGGCCCCTGCTCACCGATCTCTTTGTCGCTGCGGCAGCGCTCAGTGACGAACTCACTGAACGGGTCCAACCGGAGAAGACGGATGGTCCTGACGACGGAGGTGGGTCCGATGACTGAACAGGGCATCAGGCGTTCCCACGTTCTGCTCGGTCAGACCCCATTTTCTGGCCTCGGCATGAGGATCTTGGATCTGTTCTCCGGGGCCGGCGGGGCCGCGATGGGGTATCACCGTGCGTTCGCCGACGCCGAGATCGTCGGCGTCGGCATCAACCCGCAGCCCCGCTACCCGTTCACGTTCGTCCAGGCCGACGCCATGACGTACCCCCTCGACGGGTTCGACTTCATCCACGCCTCCCCGCCGTGCCAGGACCACACCACGATGTCGAACCGGCACCGTGGCAAGGGCGGCAAGGCCGACTCGCACACCGACTACATCGCCTCCATTCGCTGGCGGTTGGTGATGGCCGGTGTTCCGTTCGTCATCGAGAATGTCCCCGGCGCACGCTCCCACCTCCACGACCCGGTCACCTTGTCGGGCGGCATGTTCGGACTCGGCGTCGATCGGCCCCGCCTGTTCGAGTGCTCCTTCCCTGTGAACGCGCTGGCACGAGTGCGGGTGCTCGACCCGATCGGCGTCTACGGCAAGTCCCACGACGGGCGACGTCTGTCCACCCGCAAGGACGGCACCAGCCAGTACGCGGCGTCTTCACTCGTCCAGGCCCGCATCGCGATGGGTGTCGAGTGGATGGAGTGGCGCGAGCTCGCCGAGTCGATCCCGCCCGCCTATACGGAGCACATCGGCAACGCCTTCAAGGCGCATTTCATGGAGGTGCGGCATGACCGCTGACCGGGTTCAACAAGACCGCAGGCGTTCTCTTGTCCAGCCTGGTCGGAAGAAGCCCACCCAGAAGCAGATCGAGACAACCCTTGACGTTCTCGCATGGCTTTCCAGTGGTGATCAGGACGGACAAGTCAAGGACAACATCGGTGAGATCCGCATGCTGCTCGACATCTTGCTAGAGGAGGGCTGGTGATGTCTGACGAGATCAGGCGTTCCCCGGTTGGGCCGGTGAGGGAGAGCTACGAGCACGCTCGTAGCTACAACGTTCGCATCGTGTTCGAGATGCACGAGGTCAAGGAACTGCTCGACCAGATCGACGCCCTCACGGCCGAACTGGCGGCTGAAACCGCTTTGCTCGACTCTGTCGAGGCTGACCGGGCGCAAGTCATTGCCGAACGGGACGCACTGGTCGCCTTGGCAAAGCGGCTCGAAAGCGAGCGGGAAGCAGCACGGGCAGAACGGGACGAACTGCGGGCGGAGGTGCGGCGCCTCTCGGCCTACACGGCGGACGATCTGATTGATGACCTGTTCGGTGACGACCCATTTGGTGACGACTCGCAACAGGACCACTCCCCTTCTCACGTTGATGGAGGGCAGAGCGATGGGTGAGCTGCTCGCTGATTCGCACAGATCTTGGCTTTCGGATTCCCCGGAGGTCACGACAAACAAGGAGGGCCACCATGGCCACCAATATCCCGACCACCGAGCAAGCGAAAGAGCTTGCCGCCTTCTACAAGGCGCTGGAAGCCGAGGAACTGCCAGAAGCTCTCATCCACGAGTTGACGGCCGTCGCCGCTCGTGGATGGGCCAATGGGTCTCTCGTCGCCTGGCACTCGGTGACCGCCTGACAGTCGGTGCCCCTGCCGTTTCAGCGGCAGGGGCACCCGCCCAGCAACTCCGTGACCGGGCTGAACCGGAGAAGACGGATGGTCCTGACGACGGAGGTGGGTCCGATGACTGAACAGGGCATCAGGCGTTCTCACGTCGAGCGGGAGTTCGTGATCGACGCAACCAACGTTCGACGACTGTTGGCTCAGATCGACGCCCTCACGGCCGAACGGGCGGCTGAAACAGCATTGCTCGACGCCGTCGAAGCTGACCGGGCGCAAGTCATTGCCGAACGGGACGCACTGCGGGACATGATCGAGAGCGTCGTGTCGGTGATGATGGCCGACGACGGAGACAGCGGCCAGATCCACATGTGCGTCGAGGCAGACCCGCTACCAGGCCGGTATCGAGACGCCAATGGGGTCGGTTTCGACACCTACCCCGTATTCACCGACGAGTTCTGGCAGCAGTTGGTGGCCGTGGCCGAGCAGCAACCGGAGAAGACGGATTCTCCCGTCGAAGGAGGTCAGTCCGATGGCTGAACCGAAGGACAGGCGTTCTCCGGTTGAGCCAGGTGACGAGTACTGCGCCCGCTGCGGATCGTCTATCGAGTTCGAGCCTTGCGGCTTCTGCGAAGCGTGCGGCTACAGCCAGGATGACCCCGATCCGAATTGCCCGAAATGCGAAGGTTCGGGCACGGCCGCCTACTGCCTGTCATCACCTGAATGGTGTGAACAGAACCCTTTGCCGGGACGAACTTCCATCGTCAGGCACACCGTCGAAGGAGGCGAGACCGATGACTGAACCTGATCGCTTAAAGATCACGGTCACCGACGTTGCCACCGGAGAGGTGCTGGGCGAGCAGGTGATCTACGACGACTATCTCGTCGTCTGCGCCGGGCACCCGTACCTCGCCCACACCCAGGTTTATGCCAACGGAACGCACGTCCTGACGATCAAGGACACCGGTCGAGGCACGCAACCGGAGAAGACGGATGGTCCCGTCGGACCGGACGGTGCGGCATGAGCGGCTACTTGGGCATCGACCCCGGGCTCCTGGGCGGAATCGCCTGGATCAGCTCGTCGTACCCCAGCGGCGACGGCGCATGGCCGATGCCGACGCTCAAGCTCGGCACCAAGACGCTCATCGACATCCGCACCGTACGTCGGATGCTCGTCGCGTTGGGCCCCGTCGATCTCGTGATGCTCGAGGACGTCAACGCCGGCGCCGTCAAGTCGCGCATGTCGGCGTTCGCCTTCGGCCGCGGCTACGGCCGCATCGAGGGGCTCCTCGACGCGCTCGAGCGACCGCACGACTACGTGTCATCCCCGACATGGACGAAGGCGTTGGGCATCACCCGCGGCGCCGGCAAGGCCGAACACATCGCCGTCGCCCGCCGCCTGTTCCCCGGCGTCACCATCGGCGACAACGCCGACGGGCCCGCCGACGCACTCCTGATCGCCGAATTTGGTAGACGGCTGCACAGCGGACGGAGCGCGGCATGACCGGCACCTGCTCCACCCTCAGCTACGTCGAGTACGTCACCCGCGACGGGGTACGAGGCGCCGAACGAGCCGACCGGGCATGGTTCCCGGAAGGCGCCGGACCGATCCCCCGGGCGATCGAAGCCGCTGCGAAACGGATCTGCCACGACTGCCCGATCCGCGACGAATGCCTGTCGCTCGCCGTCACCAACGACGAACAGCACGGCATTTGGGGCGGGATCAGCTTCGCCCGCCCACGCAACAGCCGCGGTGTCGACGAAGCCACCCGGCTCGGCATCCGCCGACGACGGCCGACACCGGACCACCGGCGGCCGATCATCTGGACCGGCGGTGCCGCGTGAGGATCCTCGACCTGTTCTGCGGCGCTGGCGGCGCCGCCATGGGCTACCACCGCGCCTTCCCCGACGCCGAGATCATCGGCGTCGACATTGCAGCCCAGCCCCGCTACCCGTTCAGGTTCGTCCAGGCCGACGCCATGACGTACCCGCTCGACGGGTTCGACTTCATCCACGCCTCACCGCCATGCAAGGCGCACACCCTCACCGGTTGGGCGTTCCACTTCGGCTACCACGCCAACCACCTCGACTTGCTCACCCCTACACGGGTCCGGCTCATTGCTGCCGACGTGCCCTACGTGATCGAGAACGTCCCTGGCTCGCCGATGACCCCGAACTTCATCCTCTGCGGATCAGAGTTCAGGCTCGGCGTTCGACGACACCGCTGGTTTGAGACCAACCCGGCCGTTTTCGAGATGCGGCCGCCATGCGTTCACAGCTTGCGTGTCGTTTCGCCTCACGGCCACCCCAACGCCGCCAAGGGCAGCGCAAAGGAATGGGCGGTGGCGATGGACATCGACTGGATGAGCACAGATGAGCTCGCCCAGGCCATCCCACCCGCCTATACGGAACACATAGGCCACGCGCTCGCCGTCGCCCTGGAGCGTGCCGCGTGAGCCCCTACAGCGACCTACTCGCCGCCCTCGAACGGGCGATCCCCTACGCCCGCAGCAACGGCGAACCGTGGGCGTGGCTCGAAACGCTCGAACACACCAGGGACGTCACCCGGGCCAAACACGACAAGGAGGACGGGGCGTGAGCGACTGGCAGGACTACGCCGCGTGCAAAGGCACCAACACCGACCTCTTCTTCACCGAACGAGGGGCGGAAACGAGCCAGGCCAAGAAGGTCTGCCTCACCTGCCCCGTCCGCCTCCAATGCCTCGAATACGCGTTCGCCAACGGCGAGAAGTTCGGCATCTGGGGCGGGCTCTCAGAACGGCAACGGCGGCGCATTCGCAAGCAGCGGACAGAGGCCGGGATCATCCGCACGCGCCCACTCAAGCCGATCGAACACGGCAGCCACAACGGGGCACGGATGCACCGCAAACGCGGTGAGGACCCATGCGACGCCTGCCGCATCTCGCACGCCGCAGCATCGGCCGAGTACCGCAACAAGAAGAGGAGCGAGGCGGTATGAGCATGTGCCTCGTCTCCACCGACAACCGGCGCGACCTTGAACCGTTCATCGCCCAAGCCGAACGCGATGGGCACGCCTGGCAGATCACCGCCAGCTGCTTCCGCGGTGTCTTTGGGCAAGCGTGGGAATGGGAGTACGAGCTCCACGTCGACTGCCCCCAGCAAGGCCCGGCTGCGGCGTGAACGACCGGGCGCGCACCCCCAGCGAGATCTACGACGACCGGCAACGGCGTCGCCTCGCCGCGCACAAGAACACCCCTGCTCCGGAGCGCACACCCGGCCTCCTGCCGGACCTGCCGGCACGCCCGGTCCCCGACGACGGCGCACGCGTTTGCCCATCCGCCGTCGAGGCGCTGAAGCGACGCTACGAGGCGCTCGAGCTGACCGACGAGATCGACACCGTCACCCGAGAAGCACGAGCCGCCGGCTACGGCCTGTCGCTGCGCCAGAACGAAGGCGTCCGCCGCTTCGACATCGGACGGGCGCTGATCACGCTTGGCGAGGCCCACCGCTGGGACGACGAACTGATCCGCTGCTTCGCCGCTGCAGCCACCGGCGACACCGCCTGCCAACAGCCGGGCATCCCGCTCGGAGCCGTCCTTGGCGCGATGACCGCCGCAGAGGCCGCCACGTTCGCCGATCTCGCCGACCGGTTCCTCGCCGGCACCGTCCCGCTCATGGTCACCATCAGCGGCCCGCTCTACATCCCCGACAACGAGATCCCGTTCCGACCTCAGACGACAGAGGACGACCCGTTCGGCTACTCGGTCGCCGATCACTACGCCGCCACGCAACCGGTCGACGACGACCCGTTCGCGCCCTGATCCCAACATCAACCACTCCCAGGAGGGAACCAGCAATGACCAGAATCCCGCTCGAGGCCAAGCGCGTCAAGCTGCCCAGCGTCAAGCACGACGAGAAGGGCCAGACGGCGATCCTCATGTTCGTCGACATGGCGGTCGTCCCCAAGAGGGTGTACGGCACCGATGAGGTCGAGACAAAGGAGGACGGCACGCCGAAGTTGCAGGACCTCATCACCGTGCTCGTCATGCCCGGTTCGACGTGCACCCTGTCGAACCCCGACGTTGACGGTGAGGATGCCCGCCAGGAAGCCACCCCCGGCACCCTCGCCCAGATCTACTACGCCGGCCACCGCCGCTGGGACTACGTCCAGGCGAAGAAGGCGTACAAGCTCGACATCTACCCCGGTGACATCCTCGTCGACCGCTTCGAGGACACCACTCGCATCGGTGCCGGTGGCGTCAAGCTCAGCCAGGACAAGAAGCTGCACCGCATCGGCGTGCGGGCAGCGAAGGGCGACGAGATCCCCTACATCGAGCAGGCCGAGCGGCTGTTCAACGAACGCCGCAACCTCGCACGTCCCGTCCTCGCCTCTGCACCAGACGACGGCGCACCGATCTACGGGGACGAGGAGCCGTTCTGACCTCCAGCCCGGCCGACAGGCGGCAACCGGGGTTCGATCCCTCGGCGGGCACCATGCAATGCACACGATGCGACAACCAGGCGGAACGCTCGCTCGGCACCGAATGGCTCTGCGCGGACTGCCACGAGGCGATCCTCGCACCCATCCGCGCCCGTGTGCTCGAACGCGACATGCTGCAGGAGACCACCCACGGCAAGGGCGTCCAATGCGGGCCGCTCGAGCCCGACTACGGGGCCGGCTGGGCGCACCTCGCCTGCGACCAGTGCGGCGCGACGTGGGTCGGCAAGATCGGCGCCGCCTGCTCCTGGTGCCAGGACCGCTACCAACGGCTGCTCGACGAACAGGCGCAAACCGTGCTCACACCGCCGGACGTCGACCACGACGACATCAACTACCCCGCAGCGATCGTCGCATGGGCCGAACGCCTCAACCGGGCTGTGATAGCCGAGATCGTCAGCGTCGAAGAAGCCTCACGCGCCTACCGGAAGGCGGTGCGCGATGAGCGAGCAGCCTGACGACGTCGACCTCGAGAACTACTTCGACAACCTCGCCAGAGGGGCCAACGTGCACCCGCTCAGACCATCCGCGAACGGCGAACCCAAGGGCGAGCGCACGGAGACGTCCTGGCGTCCGATCGACCTCACCGACGCCCTCGACGGTGTCGACGTGCCAGCGCCAACGATGCTCGCCCGGACCGACGGCGTCAGGCTCGTCTACGCCGGCCGCACCCACGTCTTCGCCGGTGAGTCCGAATCGTGCAAGAGCTGGGCGGCGCAGATCGCAGGCGCTCAGGTGCTCAACGAGGGCGGCGACGTCCTTTGGATCGACTTCGAGGACGACGAACGGGGCGTCGTAGCCCGCCTTCTGGCGCTGATGGTGCCCCGGCACGTCATCGCCGCACGGTTCACCTACCTGCGCCCAGAGGAGCCGCTCCGCACCCGCGACGGACGGCACACGGCCGGCGACCTCGACTTCACCGACGTGCTCGCATCGAAGGTGTGGTCGATCATCGTCATCGACGGCGTCACCGAGGCGATGGTCACCGAGGGCCTCGACCTGATCAGCAACGGCGACGTCGCAACATGGTCACGCCTCCTGCCGAAGCGGTGCGCCGACACAGGCGCCGGCGTCGTCATGCTCGACCACGTACCCAAGGCGAGCGACAACCGCGGCCGCTACGCCATCGGCGGACAGCACAAGCTCGCCGGCCTCACCGGAGCGCAGTACGTGTTCGAGGTCGAGCGGCCGTTCAGCAGGGCCACCAACGAACCCGTCACCGGGGTCATCAAGATCACGATCACGAAGGATCGCCCAGGGCACGTCCGCACGTTCGCAAGGGACGGCGTGATCGCGCGGATGGAGCTCACCAGCTACCCCGACGGTGCCGTGTCGGCAGCGTTCACAGCCCCCGACGACTCGCAGGCGCCGCTCGATCTGCGGATGGCGGCGAAGCTCGCATCGCACCTCGCGATCTACCCGAAGTCGTCTCAGACGAAGATCGAAGAGGGTGTCGAGGGCAACGCGCGCAACAAGCGGACAACGCTGACAGCGATGATCGCGGCCGGATGGGTGGTCGTGGAGCAGAAGGGGCAGTCGCATTTGCACTCACTCACAGTGGAAGGACGGGAGTATTTCATTGACTCAGAGTGACTTAGTTATCCACCCCGTCCCCCGTCCGAACCCCGTCCATACCCCGTCCAGACGGGGCAGTTATCCACAGCGTCCCCCGTCCCCCCCGTATATAGGACGGGGGACGGGGGACGCGGAACTGAGGGACGCGGGAAGCGAACCCCGTCCAGCTGTTCATTCAGAGCATGGTTCAACGCGTTGAAAGGCGGACCCCGATGACCCCAGCGAACCGGCTGGTCGACACGTTCAACATCCTCGCCACCGTCGTGCCGAACTGGCCGGCGTGGCGCAAGGCGATCGGCGAGCAGACCGCCGACGGCTACCCGACCGGCGGCGACGGCGCCCGCGGGTCCGGCCCCGGCGACCCCGTGTGGGCCGCGCTCCAGGCCCGCGACCGGATCGCCGGGATGATGGCCGAGGTCGAGGCGACGATCGTCGAGCTCCACGGTCACGCGATCCGCATCGACAGGGCGATGAAGGCGCACACTCCCGTGCCCCACGATCACGACCTCGAGATGCGTCGGGCGATGCGCTGCGCCGACCCGCTGTGCGACGACCTCGCCGTCAGGGGTGAGCGGGCCGGCACGCCGTTGTGCTGGACGCACTACCGGGCGTGGCTCGCCGAGCGGCCGGAGGCGGTATGAGCCCCGACCTGACATGCGAGCACTGCGGGAAGGCGGTCGAGGCGATCAACGTCACCGGGTTCGGCGACCCTGAGCCTCGGTACGTCGCTGGCATGTGCCCATGCCCCCGTCCTCACTGCCCGCTGTGCCTCAGCCTGCTCGACCACGATGGTCGATGCACCGACCGGCACGCCGATTGTGTGCTCTGGACGCTCAAGGTGCCGATCCCCGTGATCTACTGAGCCGATCGACTCATCTACGCAGGTAGCACACTTCCAGCACAGATCTCTGTTATGGTTGTGCTATTGGACACCCCTTGCGCCACTGGTGTGAGGGGTGTTGCGCGTAAGCGCCCCCGCACCGCGTCAACGGCCGGGGGCTGGCTGGACACTGGAGGTCCAACATGTCGGATCGTAGTGGAGACTGCGCGGGATTCTCGGAACCTGGACTGCCGCGTGTACCGCAATGGGGTCGCCGACTCGTCACGTGAGGCGAGGATCGGCAAGCGTATTGATCCTCAGCCCAACGGGTGCTGGTTGTGGCGTGGTCGAGCCGACAAGTACGGCCAGACGGTGGTCGCTTACGACGGCGTGAAGACTCGCATCCACATCCACCGCTTCGTCTACGAGACGCTTGTGGGGGAGATTCCTGATGGTTATGACGTTCACCATCTTTGCGAGACCAAGGGCTGCTGCAATCCTGCTCACCTCGTACCGCTAACGCGCTCGGACCACATGCGTGAGCACAGGCGACTCGAGGCTTGCTAGTCGTTCAAGGGGGCGGAACGTGCGACGACTCAGCCCTGACGGCGTGTGGCGCCCTGTGGCCCCGAAGGTGCCGAGTACCGCACTCAAGCCCCAACGCCCAGCACAGCGCAACGTAGAGGGCAATGCGGGGCTTCTGGACCTGACGACCGACGATCACCGTTGGCTCGTGCCGGCGCTCGCAACGTTCGGCGTCACGCTCACCCCCGACCAGCACGAGCTCGTCGGGCGGTGGCTGCAGGGGAGGCGAGTGGTCGAAGGAGGGCGTGCCTTGTGATTCCCCGCCCCTGCCTGACGTGCGGGCGGGTGTGCTACTCGACCCGCTGCCCTGACTGCGAGCGTGAGCGCAACGCCAAGCGCAACGCCAAGCGCACCGGCTACCGCGGTGGCTGGGAGCGTGAGGCCCGGCTGACCGTGGCAGCGTGGGTGTCCGAGCACGGCTACGTTTGTCCTGGTCTCAGCATCGACGAGCTCGAAGCGCGAGGAGTGAACACCCGGTACGCCACCCCTACCCACCCCGCGACCGACCTGACTTGCGATCATCGTCCTGACGGCAGCAGGCGTGTGCTGTGCCGTGCGTGCAACGGTCGCCTTGGCGTCCTCGCCCCTGTCCATCCGCACCGCTGACCACTGTCGGTGGCAGTGGGAGGGGGACGGGGTCGCGACGGGCTGACAGTGCCCAGCTCAGGAC